CGCAACCGGTGGTGACACCAAAGACACAGCTTACGCATCTACTCCGGCAATTAACCAAGCAGCTCTTATGCTTGCTGTCGACATTTGGCAGGCGCGTCAAGCTCCTTCTAGCGGCGGCGTTTCCGTCGATGGCGTTACACCAAGCCCTTACCGTTTAGGCAATACCATGCTTGCTAAGGTGCGCGGTCTTATTGCGCCTTATATGAACCCGAGAGCAATGGTTGGCTGATGACTACGCCAGCAGTATCGACTTTGCGTCAAACTATTGCAGCTGCATTAACAGCTAATACAACTTACCAAGTCTTTGCTTATCCGCCTGCAACTATTCAAGCTAACTCAGTAATCATTATTCCAGACGACCCATATTTAGAACCTAACAATGATTCATGGGCTACTGTTGGCCCAAACGCTAATTTTAAGTTACTTATTACAGTTCCACTATTCGACAATCAAGGAAACTTGCAAGGTATAGAATCAGCCATTGTCGTTATGTTTAATGCGCTTTACAACGCAGACCTTTCATATAACGTGGGATCTGTATCCCAGCCTCAAGTTCTCTCCGTCGCAAGCGGAGATTTATTGTCATGCGAAATGTCTATTTCGCTTGTTACGAGTTGGGAGTAATAATGGATATCAAAGACTGGTACGCAGAACACGAAGCCTTCCTGATTAAAATTGGTCAGGTAGAACCAAAGCAAACTAAACCCGCAACCAAGAAAGACGAGGAATAACCTAAATGGCAGTATTTCTAAATAATGGTGTGCAGGTTACTGTCGATCCGGGAACGGGCTCAGTAAACCTCTCAGACCACGTTACATCAGTAACAATTAACCAGACATTCGATGAACTCGAAGTCACAGCAATGGGCGACTCAGCTCACAAGTTCATCAAGGGTCTCGAAGCATCATCAGTAACCCTTAACATTCTTAATGACTTTACATCAACCGTAAACGTTACTAAAACATTGCAGTCATGCTTTGGCAAAAGCGTAGTCTGGACATTTAAGCAGACAGTAGCAGCCGTATCAGCGACAAACCCACTCTATACCGTTACACTTTTGGTTAATAACTTAACACAGATTAACGGTGCAACAGGCGACGTATCACAACAGAGCCTCACATTCAACGCAACAAGCGTTGTAGCAGTAACAGAAGCGTAATCTAACAAAGGGGCTAACATGGCAAAGCTAAAAGTAACAAAGGTAGATGGTTCAGTAACAGAGTACGAAATTACTCCATTGCTGGAATACAGTTTTGAGCAGTACGCCAAGAAAGGCTTTCACAAAGCCTTGGTTGAAGATCAGAAGCAATCAGATATCTACTGGCTAGTATTCGAGGCTTGTCGCCGCGCAGGAGAGTCACCTAAGCCTTTTGGCGATGGTTTCCTAGAAACCTTAAAGTCAGTTGAGGTTCTAGAGTCTGACCCTTTGGTATAGATCGGGACTCCGTTACTTATGTTTCAGCACGTCTGAGTTATGAGTACGGAGTTCCGTTTCAATCCATCGTTGAACTTTCTCCGATGGCGTTTAAGGCGCATGTACAAGTATTGAAAGATATAGCGAAAGCGAGGCAAGATGCCAGCAATAGAAATAAGAGGTAACTCTGACCTTCGCAAAGCGCTTCGTACTTTTACACCTGATTTAGAAAAAGCCTTGCAAAAGGAAATTGCTCGTGCTCTTAAACCAGTTGTTGCAAAAGCCAAGTCTTTCGTGCCAAACCAAGCTCCTATGAGTCATTGGGCAGCGCGATCCTTTTCTGAGGCTACTTTTCCTTTCTGGAATCCAACTACTGTCAAGCATGGCATTACTTACACAACAAAAGTAAGCCAGCGCAATGCCAATGGATTTACCTCGATGGCTCGTATTATTAACAAGTCTGCCGTAGGAGCAATCTACGAAACCGCAGGACGCAAGAACCCAGAAGGTCAAGTTTGGGTTGGTCGTAATGCTGGCGGTACAGGAAAGGGAGTTTCACGATCCGTGAACCCTGAAGCAGGCAAGCAGTTTATTGCTAACCTTCCAGAGTTAGTCTCAAGCCACAAAGGTCGCGGACGTCTTATCTACCGCGCTTGGCGAGATAGCAAGGGCGTTGCTGAAGGCGCAGTAATGAAAGCAATAGACAAAGCCACCACAGAGTTCTATGCAAGAAACAACACCAAGAAATTTAGGAGAGCTGCATAATGGCATTTCCAGACATTGTCATTGGTTCAAAGTTTGATGGCAAAGGTTTTAAAGAAGCTGAAACAGCCCTGACCAAGTTAGGCAAGTCAGCCAAGAATGTAGGGGAACTTTTAGGCGTAAGCCTTGGCGCTGCAGCCATTGTTGCTTTTGGCAAGGTTACAGTCAAGGCTTTCATGGACGATCAGAAAGCAGCCGCACAACTTAGCAACACAGTCAAGAACCTAGGACTCGCTTTTGCTGATGCCGACGTTCAAGGTTTCGTAACTCAGTTATCTCTTGCTACAGGAGTTACAAAAGACCAGTTGTATCCAGCCATGCAGAAATTATTGCAGACTACAGGATCGGTTGTAGATAGTCAGAAACTTTTAACAACCGCCATTGACATATCCAAGGGCAGCGGAGTTGATTTAGCCACAGTCGCAACTGACTTAAGTGCGGCATATGTAGGTAATAACAAAGGTCTTAAAAAGTACGCTCTCGGTTTAAGCCAAGCAGAACTCAAAACAGCTTCATTCGATAAAGTTCTTGGGGCATTTAATAAGAACTTTGCTGGAGCGTCTCAAGCAAACCTTGCAACTGTCGCTGGCCAATTTGGTCTTATCACTAATGCAGCACATGAGGCTGAAGTTTCCATCGGTTCAGGACTCGTCGATGCTTTTAAGACTCTTACAAGCGGATCAGACTTTAGCAATCTTGCCGAGAAGATTAGCAATCTCGGAACTGGCGTAGCTGATTTCTTCCGTGGTTTGGCTCAAGGTTTCAAGGATTTAGCCAATATGCCAATCATTAAACAACTTTTGCAGATTATAGGATTCTTAGCAGGTGGCATACTTAAGAACGTTTACAAGGCAGTTATTCAGCCTTTCGTTCAAGCAGGTGCGGCTTCAACAGCCAAGGGTTACGGAGATTATGCGGGAAGTACCGACGCAATTACTCGAGCCAAGAACGCTGCGGCGGCAGCCAAAGCAGAAGCAGATGCTAAGAAGCGCGCTAAAGAACTATTAGCCGCGCAGACTAAGAACACAGCAGAACTTAAAAAGCAAGCCGCTCTTAAAAAAGACGGTACTGTATTTGATATGCAACAAATAGAACTTATTGCGGCTCTCAAAGGTCAATTATCAGAAGATGACCGCAAGCGCGCAGAACTTCAGTTAGCCCTGCTTAATGGCAACGCTGATGAAGCTGACAAACTAACTAAACAGATTCTTATGGCTCAGGACGCTACTGGCAACCTTTACAAGTATTTCCTACAGACTCCAGATGCTAAGAATCCTTTTGGTTACTTAGATCAGTGGATTAAGGATTTCCAAACTAAACTCAATGCCTTGCAATTCCCTGTGGCTTCAGCTTATGTACCAGCAGGATTAGCTCCTGAGTTGGCTGCTATTGGTGTTACAGCTGGCGGTGGCGGAACTAACGCTGCCGATAACCAGTATTCTAATCAGCTTCTAAATGGATTATATGGAATGCAAACAGCTGGATTACCTGCTGAACCAATGCTTTCTTATAATACCAATACTGGGCTTAATTACAACGCTAACGGTAACAATATCAGCCTTACTGTTACAGGAGACTCAGCTCTCACCCAAGCAATCGCTAACAGCCTTCAAGTCCAAAGCCTTTCAGGTATTCCTAGCTCAGTTCAACGCCTAGTGAGCACCTTCGGCTAATGGCATTACCAGCACAGATAGCCGTTTCTTTTGATTACTCCAATGGCGCAACCTTTGGTTACTCAGGGTTCGTTATTGGTGATCCTAAATACGGAATCCTAGGCACAAACACCCTTGGCAATTCTACGTTACCAGAGCCAATCATTGACCTTACTCCTAACGTTTATAACATTTCAATTACCCGTGGTCGTAATATCCAGCGCGACACCTATGAGGCTGGTACAGCCGTTATCCGTGTACTTGATCCTCTTTCATATTTTAATCCACAGAACACCGCATCGCCTTATTATGGTTATCTTGCTCCTCTTCGCAAGATTCGAGTATCTGCCACTACAGCCACAACCCAAAAGTACTTATTCTCTGGCTATATCACAGATTACAAGTACACCTACCCTGTAAACCAAGATACTGGTTATGTCGATATTAGCGCGAGCGATGCCTTTAGATTATTTAATCTTGCCAACATTACAACTGTTGCCGCTGCTCCAGCAGGACAGACAACAAGCGCACGAATCTCAGCAATCCTTAATCAGATTCTATTTCCTAGTTCGATGCGCACCATCTCTACGGGGCTCAATACCTGTATTGCAGATCAAGGCACAGCACGCACAGCTTTAGGGGCTATCAAAAATGCCGAGTTCTCCGAGACAGGCGCGTTCTATATGAACGGCGCAGGTACAGCCATATTCAAGAATCGCACAGACGTTATGAACTCGCTGGCTAAGACTCCAGTAGCCTTTAATCAGACAGGCGGTATCCCTTACCGTAACCTAGTCTTTGCTTTCGATGACAAACTCATCATTAACACAGGCAACTTTGCTCGAACTGGCGGGGCTACTATTACTGCTACCAATCAAGCCTCGGTAGATAAGTATTTCCCTCATGGAATTAACCAGACAGATTTAATTGCTGAGACCGACGTCATTGTGGCTAACATTGCTGCTGAGTACATTGCCACCAGAGCAGCAACGACTATACGCATTGACCAAATGGTTGTGGACTTGCTAGACCCAGCAGTTCCAACCGATACGATGATTGGGCTGGACTTCTTTGACAATCTGCTCATAACCAATATCCAGCCAGACGGTTCGACTATTGTAAAGAACCTGCAATATCAAGGCATTCAATGGGATATTACCCCTAACAAGATGATGGCAACTATTACAACGCTTGAGCCAATAGCCGATGGTTTCATCGTTGGAAGCTCGTATTACGGTATAATCGGCACCAACACATTGAGTTACTAGGAGATAAAATGGCAGCAAACCTACCAGCAGCGACAGGCGACGTGCTAACTGCAAGTACAGTTAATGGACTAGTGACCTTTACGATCAACGCTGACGCTACAGTTGATTACACAACCGTTCTAGCAGATGCTTACCAAGTCCTACAGCCTATGAACAAGGCTACGGCTATTGCCTTTAAGATTCCTACCAACGCCTCAGTAGCGTTCCCAGTAGGCACAGCAATCACAATTCTTAACAAGGGTGCAGGTACTTGCACAATCTCTGCCGTGACCTCTGGAACTACTACAGTCCTCTCAGCAGGTGCGGTTGCAGCTTCTCCAACCTTGGCTCAATATAAGACTGCCGTCTGCATCAAGACTGCAACAGACGCTTGGTACGTAGTAGGAGCAATTGCGTAATGATTGGTGCAATTACAGCAGGGCTATTTAGTACAGGGGTAGCAGCCTCGACGAACTCTTATGAGTCCATCGCTACTGTTACCGTGGGAGTTTTAGGATCAGCTTCTATTGACTTCACATCGATTCCCAGCACATATAAACATTTACAATTACGCGGCATTGCTAGAGATTCTTCTGCTGTCAATGATTACACAGTCATTCTTTTGCAATGCAACGGTGATACAGGTAGCAATTATGCTCGCCACAATTTATTTGGCAATGGCGCATCAACGGGTGCAGGAGGAGCGGCAACTCAAACCAGTATTCGAGCTGGAATTATGCCGCAAAATTTAACAACTTCTAATTCATTTGGTGGCAACGTCTTTGACGTGTTGGATTACCAAAATACTAACAAATATAAGACAATCCGAGGTTTAAGCGGTACTGACACCAATACAACTACAGATTATGTACAACTAACATCAGGTTTATGGCAAAACACTTCAGCGATTACGTCAATCTCTTTGACATCAGGCGGCACTAACTTCGTTCAATACTCATCATTCGCCCTATACGGAATCAAGGGATAGACAATGGCAGCAGGATCAACCTACACACCAATCACTACCAACACTTTAGGGACTGCAACAGGCAGCGTAACCTTTTCAAGCATTAGCGGCAGTTATACCGACATTGTTGTAGTAATTAACGCCAAGGCAAGTAACTTAACCAACTCCTATTGCAGAGTAAATGGAGATTCTGGAACTAACTATTCCAGCACTTACCTCAGCGGTACAGGGTCAGCGGCTTCGTCTGCTCGCTCTACAAGTAACAATGTAATTCCGTTGGAGTATCAGGCTTACATTGACACTACAGGCTTTGATTATGTAGCACGATTAAACTTCCAAAATTACTCAAACACCACAACCTATAAGACAGTCCTACAACGAGCAGATAACGCAACGCAAGCGACAGATGCAATCGTCAGCCTATGGCGTAGCACTTCTGCAATTACTTCAATGGAGTTCTTTCTCACTTCTAGTCGTACTTTCTCGGCTGGCACAACCTTTACCCTTTACGGAATCGCGGCGGCATAATGGCAAACACCTATGAACTTATTGCATCAAGCACAGTCGGCTCAGGTGGGGCGGCTAGTATTGACTTTACTTCAATCCCTGCCACATTTACCGATATTGTTGTTAAACTAAGTTTTGCGGGTGGAGATATTCCATTTATTCAATTCAACGGAATTACTACAGATGTCTATACTTATAGAGATTTACGAGGAAGCGGCTCGGCTGTCGCAAGTTTTTCAACGGGAACTTTTGGCTATCCGCCTTACGGAATTGCTATTCCTTACACAAGCGCTAGTCCTATATTTTCTAGCGCGGAGTTTTATGTGCCTAACTATGCAGGAAGCACACAGAAATCTGTTAGCAGTGACGGAGTCTCGGAAGCAAACGCAACAACGGCTTACGCGATGCTAACGGCTGGACTATGGACAGGAACTGCGGCTATAACCAGCATCAAAGTTTTATCACAATCGGGAAACTTTTCTCAATACTCAACCGCCTATCTATATGGAGTAAAAAATGCCTAACCCAAAACGAATCGAAATCAATTGCGAGACAGGTGTGGAGTCAATCATTGAACTCACCGATGCTGAAGTAGCAGAGATGACCTACGCAGCAGAGTTAGCAGCTGAGAAGAAGGCTGAAGAAGATGCACAGGCAGAAGCCAACGCATCGGCTAAGACTGCGCTACTAAATCGCTTAGGCATCACAGCAGACGAAGCTAAACTCCTATTGGCATGACAAGTCCATGGCTTTGTAAAGCTGGATTCCAATTAAGGAAACAGATAAATGATACTTACCCAGACAGAGATAAAAGGAGCGACGGCTGGATTGGCGACGCACGTCATCAGGCAAGCGTTTC